GATCGGCATGGAGCGTAACCAGCAACACGAGGACGAGGACGTAAGGAACACTACGTGCGTCAGGATTCTCAAGAACCGTTACGCAGGAGAGACAGGCCCAGCGTGTTGGCTACGGTACGACAAGTTTACCGGACGCATACACGAGTGTGCTAACCCAACACCACCGGAGACAGAGTTTTGAACCTAGTCTTTTGTGACATTGAAACTGACGGTCTGGACGCCAGTGTCATCTGGTGTGCCGTGTGCCGCAACAACGGAGTATCGGAGGTAATATGCAATGAACAAGATTTCAAAACGTATGTATCGGATCGCCCAAACTCAAATTGGGTTTTCCACAATGGAATCGGCTATGACTTACCTGTTCTGGGTCGCCTTTGGAATGTTAGTTTTGACCGGAGCAGGATCGTTGATACACTCGTTCTTTCTAGGTTAGCCGACCCAAGCCGGTCTGGTGGTCACTCTCTGCGTAACTGGGGAAACACTCTTGGGTTTGCTAAGGGCGATCACAACGATTGGTCGCAGTTAACACCAGCGATGATTGACTACTGCATACGTGACGTAGAGTTGACTGAAGCGGTGTACAAGCGGCTACAGGTGGAGCTAGCTGATTTCTCTCAGGACAGCATTGATCTGGAGCATCAAGTACAGTGGGTCATACAGCAACAGGAGCGCAACGGTTGGCTACTGGATCAGCGACTGTGCCACATCCTGTGTGCAAAGTTTAAGGAGAGAATGAATGTTATTGAAGAGGATCTACAGGCGATTTTCCCGCCGATTGTTGAGGAGCGATATTCAGAGAAAACTGGTAAACGACTTAAGGATAAGGTCACTGTATTCAACGTGGGTTCACGACAACAAGTGGCCGACAGGCTTACGGCTAAGGGTGCGATATGGACGGAACTCACTGCGACGGGCAAACCGGTTGTTGATGAAAAGACGCTTAAAGAGAATAGTCATGTTCCCGAAGCGAAACAAGTACTGGAATACCTCTTGCTCCAGAAAAGGTACGCACAGGTAAACTCGTGGCTAGAGCACGTACAGGACGACGGGAGGGTACACGGCAGGGTCACTACTAACGGTGCTGTAACCGGACGTATGACACACCAGAACCCAAACATGGCACAGGTTCCGTCAGTTAACTCTGAGTTTGGAAAGGAGTGTCGTGACTGCTGGGTAGTGCCAGAGGGACGCAAGCTAGTGGGTGTTGACGCTAGTGGACTAGAACTACGGATGCTCGCTCACTACATGGGCGACGAGGAGTTTACAGATGTCTTGCTTAGAGACGACATTCACACCAGAAATCAGCTTGCTTCTGGGCTTGCAACAAGACCTCAAGCAAAGACTTTCATCTATGCTTTCCTCTACGGGGCAGGAGACGCCAAGATTGGAAGCATCGTTGGAGGAACGGCAAAAGATGGCAATGCGCTTAGGACACGCTTTTTACGAAATACACCTTCTCTTGAAACTCTACGAGAACGAGTTGGATCTGCTTCTAGGAAAGGATACCTCGTCGGATTGGACGGACGAAAACTCTGGGTCAGATCAGAACATAGTGCATTGAACACGCTCTTGCAGTCTGCCGGTGCAATCATTATGAAGAAGGCTTTGGTATTGCTTGATGATTACGCAACACAGCACAAGATTGACTACAAGTTTATAGGGAACATACATGATGAAATACAATCGGAGGTGGTTACAGAACAAGCAGAGAAGTTCGGCTGGCTCGCAGTTGAGTGCATCAAGGCGGCTGGCATATCATTTTCACTCAGATGCCCCCTTGACGGAGAGTACAAAGTGGGAACAACTTGGGCTGAGACTCACTGAGGAGGGGGTTGTGAACGTAGCCAGAGACATTACAGAAAAACACTGTTCTAAGTGTAACACAGTAAAACCAGTGGAGGAGTTTTACAAACACAAATTGGTAGGCTACGAAACTTACTGCAAGCCCTGCCAAAACGAGAACAGCAGAATCAACAGCAAGAACGCTATGTACGTGAACGGAAAGAGGATACCAAAGTCTCACCCGTTGCACAAACCCGGTAGGTACAAGACGTTTGAGGATGCCGCCTTTAGCAGTCTGGCGAAGTACGAATTGAGCAAGGAGGGACAGGTGTACATTATCACTAATCCTAACTTCCCTGAGTGGGTCAAGGTGGGCATGGCTGTGGACTCAGAGGACAGGCTAAACGGTTATCAAACGTCTTCACCGTTCAGAGACTACGAGTTGTTCACTTGTTGGTCAGTGTCGGACAGACGGTCTGCGGAGTCAGAAGCCCACAGTCTGCTAGAGAAAACGTATGATCGTAAGGGTGAGTGGTTTAATTGCACACCAGATCAAGCTCAGTCGGCGTTATCTAACTTAATGGAGCAACACAAATGAACAAACTTTACTCACTGGTAGACGACATCTACAACGTAGTGTCTACCAAAGAAGTACCAGAGGACGTTGATCTGTACGATGAGATTGACCGCTTTGGTGAGAACTGCAAGCGACTCATGGCAAACTTGTTCACAGAGAAGCGTGACGGACGCAAGCTACGTATGTCTAACATCGGGCGTGATGACCGTTACCTCTGGAACGTAGTGAACAACTCTGACGTAGAAGAGGAGATGACGCCTAACACCTACGTCAAGTTTATGTACGGGCATCTGATAGAAGAGATGCTACTGTTTTTAACTAGACTATCAGGACACGAGGTTACAGATGAACAGAAGCAGTGTGAGGTTCAGGGCATTACAGGCTCTATGGATTGTAAAATTGACGGTGTTGTCACAGATATTAAATCTGTCTCGTCTTTTGGGTTTAAAAAATTCAAGGACGGAAGTTTGGCTTATGATGACCCGTTTGGATACGTTGCTCAAATTAAAGGGTATGCCCATTCGGAAGGTGAAACCAAGTTTGGCTGGCTAGCGATGGACAAACAGAACGGACACCTGACGTACCTCATGTACGACTCTGAGGACACACAGGCTCCCGTTCACGAAAAGATTGGCTACGACATAGAGGAGCACATCAAACGTGTAAAAAAGCTAGTAGAGCAACCGGAGCCGCCAGAAGTTTGCCACGAAACCGTACCAGATGGCAAAAGTGGAAACAGAAAGCTCGCAGTCGGTTGTTCGTACTGTCCTTACAAATTTACCTGTTGGCCCGAAGTAAGAACCTTCATCTACTCAAGTGGTCCAAGATATTTAACAGAGGTGTTTAATGAGCCGAAGGTCACGGAAATCCAAGCTGGGTAACTTTAGGTCGGAGTTTGAAAGAGATGTCGCAACGCAGTTACAACCATTTGGCTTTAGCTACGAACCGTTCCAAATCCCGTACAGGATTGAACGAAAGTACACACCAGACTTTGTGTACGAACTCAACGGACGGACGTATCTCGTTGAGTGCAAAGGATACTTTAGAGCAGGAGATACGCAGAAGTATAGAGCGATCTCTCAGTGTCTCCCAGAGACGCAAGAACTCATATTTGTACTGATGAAGCCTAATCAGAAAGTGAGTAAAAGTACCAAACTTACTATGGCAGAATGGTGTGACAAGCACGAGATTTTATGGTATAATATAGATACGCTTAAGGAGTTGGTTAGTTATGTCTCTGACACTAGAAGAAATTAAGGAACGGCTGTTGAGGTTATATGATCCTGACGATCTTCTGGAAGCCTTGCAAATATCATCTGAAGAAATACTAGACAGATTTGAGGACAAACTAATCAAAAAGATAGAGGCTTTTCACGAGGAACTAGAGGAAGAAGAGGGAGAGTATGCAGAATGAGTGGACTACTTATTTGGATAAACACGGTAACGTTATAAATCACGGCTTTTTAGATAAAGCTAAACCAGAGGAATGTCCGAAAATGCACTTTAAATTAACAGCCAAAGATCATCACGACGCTACTCTTATGGGGCAAGATACTGTAAGGCTCTGTGAAATGCAGGGTATTGTCCCAAGGATGAAAGACAAGAAGGGAATGGATACGCGAACTAAAAACAATGTACTCGCGTTCAAGGCAGAGTTTTTATTCGCTCGTTTGTTTAATCTACCACTGCCTGTTGTGAATGTCTTGTCTGACGGTGGAATAGATTTTTGGCTTGGTGAAACATCAGTAGATGTTAAATGTAGCTCGTATACGGACGGCCCCTTAATTTTTGACGATGAAAAATCTTTTGCCGCTGACTTTGCAGTACTATACGGGGCAACTGATGATCCTAAAATCTTAAAACTGAACGGCTGTATAGACAGAAACACTTTCTTTGAACAAGCCTACAAAAAAGACTTTGGTTACGGAGAAAGATTTGTAATGAGGGCTGATAGTCTAGACCCTATAGAAAAACTATGGAGAGTTTACGTTGAAAAAAACCTGATGGAGAACAACAATGAGTATTGACGGCGCTACGCCAGAAGAATGGGACAGAGTGTCTAAGACATCTATAGGTAAAC